GCGAGGAAGGTGACAGAGTTCCGATCTATCCTAAAGGGTCAGAATCTAAGACCTCGACATTACGTAGAGTCTCGATAAATGCTTCCCCATAAGGCTTGACCGTCTCACCTGAACGACGAATAGATTCCCAGCAGAGCCAATAGATATCAGACTGCTTTTGGTCTTCAATCAAAGCTCTGTGGAAACCCTTCTTGGCATATTGCTCGAAAGCGTATTCGATTATGGGAGTGATCTCATATTCGTTTACTGCACCATCGACCCTTGTTACTTTTAGCTTTGCCATTTTTGCCCCTTTGTTAGTTGTTTAGAATGTACCTGTTGTTGCTACTGCAATTGTACCTGACACGTTGAATGTAAGGCTCTGCATTGCCAAGTCTGCAACCGCGCCTGCAATATCAGTTGTGTTGTTGATAAGGCATGTCATTGTGTAGAGCGGGTTAGTCGCTGATACTGCTGCTGTCTTATCTTGTAGGAATACAACTGTTACGTTTGTTCCCCATGCAGCTTGAAGTGTTGGGAGAACTGATGCTGTTGCTGTGTCGTTCATGAAGTCGATTGTGACTGATGAAGCCTCAAGACCTTTAACGAACTTGTGACCTGAGTCACCCATCGCAGTTACTTCGAGTTCATCAAATGTGCGGTTGATTGTTACTGCTGTTGCGTGATCGGATAGGTCCACGCTATTAATTTTGACCCCGACCTTATTATTCAAGAAAACGCTAATGGCCTATTCCTCATCTTTCTTTATAGTAGTTTTTGGTGCTGGTGTTACTGGTGGAAGCTGACCAATCTTGATTAGAAAATCAGCTTGCTCTTTTGTCCAATCGTCCATCGATTAGCTCCATTCCGTTAGGGTTGATATGTTAATGGTGGCGGTAAGTAATGAGCCTGACTCTGTATCGATAGTGCCAAGGTTACTTACTGAGCCGACATTAAACTTGATTGATGAGGCAGCGAGCTTATTAAAGACCGCGACCATAGTGTCCTCGATACCAGCGAGGTTGCCTTGGTTGTCCAAGAGCGGTAGATAGATACGAATCTCAAAGTTAGCTAATGGAGCGATAGTTGCCCATTGGTTATTATTAGGCACGATGTAGTCACCGTTAGATGGTGCTACGACAACGCTATTAGCAATAGGGCTTGCAGGAGGAAAGGCGAAAGTTGAATACTTTGTATCATCTACAATCGCATTAGCGATAGTGGTTCTAAGAGTTGTGATAGCTGCCATGTCTAGCCAACCATTCCGCGGGGGTCGAGATAAGGCGAAATGAGTCCACGAATACGGGAGATGAGTTGGGATGACATCGCATAAAATGAACCCATAGATCCATCTGGAGCCATGCCGTTACCTGAGTTAGCTTGACGGCTCTGCCAGATAGATTCAGCGACCATAAGAGCTGCAAGCTGGATGCTAGGCACTAGCGCAGGGTCTAGGTAAGTCTCTGCCGCTACTGTACCAAGTGGGTTAACTGGATGGTAAGGCGCAGGTGTGTTGTTGTTACCTGTAATGGCGTAAGTGATCGTGCGCTCGCCCACCTCTGTGATGGTCTTTGAGCCATTGTGCTTAGAACCATTACCTGAGATAACTACTGTTTGACCTACATAGAATGTCTCGTTGATTATCTCGTCAAAGTAAAGAGTGCCAGTAGAAGCGGTATTGCTATGTGCCACATTGAAAGAATTGTTGTTCCAAATGAAAGGGAGCAGAACATTGTCAGCGGCATCGCACACTTCTTGAAGTATCGCATCGCTATAGAGAGAGCCAACGCCTAATGCCGCCTTGAGTTCGGCTACTGTGCATAGTGACATTCTCTATCCTTTCATAAGAGCTGGGAGCAGGAAGGGCACCTGCCCCCAGCCGTTCTAATGGTTGTCGACTACGCTACTGCGAAGCGACGTACGCCCTTACCGGACTTCGCGACGTAGAGTGCGAGGTAACCGTAAAGGTTGATTTCAATCTCGCCTGAAGTAAGGACGTTAACGCGGAGCTGAGTTGTTGGGCTCTCCCACGCATAGACTGAAGATGGTGCAACGAGGAACGCAGAATCATCTGCAATACCTGATGCTGAGATGTTGTGGTCAACGATAAGGTCTGTTCCGAGAACTCCACCGCGAACTGATGTAGCAACTGCGTTGCCTGATGCGTTGTATGTTGGACCTTGTGCTGAGTAAAGTGCGCGACCTGTTGTGTCAGCGTATCCTGCGATAGCTGCCCACTGGTCTGTTGATGCGACGAGCTTGTTAGCGAAGTCTCCACCAGTACCCTTGTAAGCTGCTGCGCCTTCTACGGCGATGAAGCTCTGGAGTCCTGCTGCTGTTGTTGCAACGTTTGTTGCTGCAGTTCCAGCTGAGATGAACTTAGCAATAAGAGCTGCGTCTGTTGCCTTCTCGTATGCCTTGCGGAGTTCTGCCATCATGAGTTCCATGAAAGCTGGTGATGAGCGATCTACAAGCTCGAATGAAACGCGCTGTAGTCCTGAGAACTTCTCAACTGTTACTGTGTCGTAAGCAGATGTCATTCCTGTCTCAGATGGTGCTGAACCTTCGTTTGTGTCTGCAACTGTTGGTGCAACGTCAGCTGAAGATGCGTTTGTGTAAAGGCGTGGAACTGTGAAGCTCATGCCTGAATCTGTGAGAGCTTGACGTGTTACTGCCTCAAATGCTGGACGTCCTGTGAAGGTGTCTGTGATGAATGTGTTGAGGTGCTGAGGGAGTGTCAAGCCTGTGTTAGTTGATGTTGAGTCATCTGCTGCACGAACTGTGCGACGTGCCTCATCATCACCAAGTGCTGCCTTGATGTTTGCTTCGAGGTACTGTGCGCCTGAGATAGGTGCAGTACGCTCGCTTGCGTAGTGTGATGCTGCAACTGTTGGGCGAGCCGCTTCGACTGCTGCTGCTTCAACTGCTGGAGCTTCTACCGGTGTAGTGGTTTCTTCCACGACTGGCTCGCTTTCTGGTTGGGTTGTTTCGGCAGGGATGACTTCCTCTGCCGCGATCTCTAATACTTGAGCCGACTTAAACGCTGGCTCTGTTACTAGAGAAACTTCTTTTAGCTTTGCAGCTGATACGACAATGTGACCGTCGCGGGATGGCTTTGATGAGATAACTTCAGCACCAATAGAGAGTCCGGATACTAAACCCTCTTGTGCCTGGATAAGAGCATCGTTGCCACCTGTTGAACGAGATAGCTTAAAGGTTGCATAGATGCCATCTGGGCGAACCTCAGCGTTGATCATGCGACCTACAGGCTTCTTCATGTCGTGCTGGCTGAGTAGCTTAATCTTTGAGATGTCTGTGACGTCGATTGAACCTGCCTCGAATACAACTCCGCCCATATTGGTGTGACCGATTTCGCCAGTTCCCATAGGTACGATTTTGCCTGAGATTTCACGGCGTTCTTCTGAACACTCTAGTGATGATGCTTCGATGTATAGGGTTTCCATTAGCTCATTCCTTCGCTTCCGTTAGGAGTCAAATCTGTCATTTCCATAGCTTGCTCTGTTGAGATTAACTGTAGGGATAAGAGCTTCTCAACTACTTGTAGCTCGACCAATGGGTCAGCCTTGAGGAATGTATCAAAGACCGCAAAGCGAACTTCATGCCCAGCGGTAGAGATATCATCCATTGAAAGTCGTGATTGAATAGCCTGAATGTAAGGCTCAATAGATAGAGCGAAGAATTGCTTGCGCTCATCTTGAACGTTGGCATAAGTCATTGTTGTGTTCTGATCTGCTGAAAGGTAGTAGGCAGGCACGTTCATTAATCTGGCCACTTGGGTACTGAGGTTCTGTATGGCCTCGTTGTAGAGCATTTCTTTAGGAGAGAATGCGACTGTCTGGTAATCCAGAGTGCTCGTCAAATACGCCGTACTGTTGTTTTGGCGGCTTCGCTTCCAAGCTGCTAGTAATCCTTGAACTTCAGCAGCAGGTAAATCGGCTCCTGAATTTTTGATGAAGCCGGCCGCTTGTGGCTGTGCAGAGTTGGTTGCAGCTGCTCTTTCGACGTCAATGGCTGACTGAATGGTGCGTGAGCCGCGCTCTAGCACTCCTTCGTCAAAGCCCTGAATAGTGACGATGTCGTTCATGTTAATTGGTGCAGCATCGACATAATACTGGGTGACGTGGATGCCTTCTAGGTCAGTTGTGAATGTAACGCGAGAGTTAGCAATCCACTCGAACTGTGATGGGCGTCCATCTTCAGCATAACGCTCTGTGACACGAAGGTAAGAGATGCCGTAAAACAAAAGTGAATCTACGATCCATGTGAGAGTAACGAATGATGGTTGGCTCTTAGAGAGCTGAGATATCCAACGAGGCGGTGCAATTACTTCGCCTGTTTTCTTGCTGTAATACTCAAGTGGAATCGAGGCTACTGTTCCGCAAATAAGGTTGCGGGCGCGAGCTACGCTAGGAACGCTCATCGCATCTTTGCGAGAAATGCGTGGGATGATGTAGTTATAAATAGAGGGTAGCGACTCGCCCATAACTTGTGGCGCGTATTGCGCTTCGAGAACCGTTGGCTTATTACGCGAGAAGATACCCATAGATGCTAATTATACACTACTCCGAGTAAATCATAGCGGTCTGTTGTGGCTTTGAGAGTGTCGTTACAACCATCGCAGTAGCGATAGCACCTGATATATCTCCGGCAGATTTTCTCTTGATGATGCGCCAGCTAGAGTCGTTGGTCTTAGCTGCGCAGTTATTCATCTGTTGTATCCAACCTTCTTGCCCTGAGTGAACCATCTTCTTATTGTCTAAGTGGTCTTTGAGGTCGGTACAGGCTTGGTAGAACTGAGCTCCTGAGATGTCTTGTACGACTTGTCCGGCGTTAGCCAAGCGATCGGCAATCGACTGAGTGGCGTACCTATCGAAGCCAATAGAGCGAGGGCGGTACTGGTCTGCCCAGCCTTTAATGTCTGCCGCAATCTTGAGTTCATCTACCGAGACCTGCGATTCCCATGTTTGAGCAAGTCCAATTCCAATGCGACCATCTGGGAGTATCTGCCCAATAACCAAAGACGCATTACGACGAGACGGACTGACATCGAAGGCGAAAACCGTGTAAGCCCCGACTGCCAGTTCGAGAGTATTGTCAGAACATTCCTCAAGAGAGCCATGAGTCCACGGAGAACTGAGAGAGTCAATCCATTGACATAAGAGTTCTGTTCGAGTGTTCTCGATAGGGCTTGTAGCGACGGCTTCCTCAAGTGCTTCCTCCGTGATCGTGTAGCCCAGAGCTGGGTTGGCTTGTGCCCATCCTGAGCGGTCGGTTATCTTGCAATACTGCGGTGCTGAATACTCATAGAAGCCAAAGGACTTAGGCGGGTTCTCTAATGCTCGCTCTCGCATGCCATTGAGGACAAGGCTAAATGCATCTCCCGCATTTGATGTAAGCAAAGTTTGAGAGTTGGGTTTAGCTCTCGTAGTTGGGATAGCAGCTCTGTATCCTTCTTCGCTGATTTCTCGTAACTCGTCAATATAGAGGAAATCTGCAGTACGCCCTCGACTGCCATCTCTAGTTGCTGCAACGACGTCCAATCT